GTGCGCGGTCGCTTCGAGTCGGTCCTTCGCGTCGGCGAACAGCATGCCGAGCTCCGAACCGACACCCGAGTCGGCGAGCACCTCGTACGACGCGAAGACGTACGCCGCGGCCTTGTGCGCGGTGATGGACGGCTGCGCGAACGTCGGGGACGCATCCGCGGCCTCCGAACCCTCAGCGAGCCACTCACCGGTCACACCCGCGCTCGACACGCCGTTCCAGTCGTCCGTGGTGATCGACACGACCCGGCTGATCTGACGGAACGGGTTCTGCGCTCCCGTGTTCGTCAAGATGATCGTCGGGTCGAGGGTGAACGGGACGAGGAAACCGCCGTTCGCGCCCGTGAGGCTCAACGCCGCGCGGGATTCGGTCGGGTTCTGGATGTACTCCTCGAACGCCTCGTGGTAGGCGGGTGAGCCGGTGCGGATGATGTGTTCCGCCACGTCCCGCTTCCCGTTCCGTCCCCACACGCGGTGCAGCACCTGGGTGGCGGACTCGCGGGCGTTGTCGTCGAGAAGGTGCTTCGGGGCCGTCTCGATGGCTTCCTCCGCACGAGCACGGATCTCGGTCTCGTAGCCCTTCGGGCCGTCGGAACGAACCCGGGCCTCGTCGAGGTCCCAGATGTTGCGGTCCCGCTTGACGATCACGTCGGGGCCGCCCGGCGTCTCGCTGACACGGCCCTCGAAACGCAGCGCTTCGATCTTCGCGACCTTGGCGCGGTCCTCGTCGGCCTTCGCCAGCATCGCCGCGATCGAGGTGACGGAACCCTCGTCGTCGGAGGTCAAGGCACGGAACTCGTCGGCGTCGTCGCCTTCGAGCTCCCCGTCGCGGTTCGCGAGTTCGAGGACCCGTGCCCGCTTCGTCTCGAGCTCTTCGAGGAGCTCGTTGTATCGGTCGGTGGTGATCACGTTGTTGCTCCTGTGAGACGCGCCACCCAGAGGCGACGCTCCGAATGTGGGATCACCGAGGTGGAACCGTCGGGTTCCGGCGTCGGTTCGGTGCCCCGGGTGGCCCCGTCGGGGGTCGGCGCGGAAGCACCGTGAAACAAGGACCTGGCCAGATCGGCGAGGTCGCCGCGTACACCGACAGTCGTGTCGGCATACGCGGGGAACACGACCGGGCCGCATTCGGCGCAACGAACTTCGCGCAGAATGCGGACCGGGATCTTCTTCGAGTCGGCGGGCATCTCCCACGGGGGGGCCGGATCCCACTCTTCGCGGATCGACTGGAACCGGAACGACATGCCGTGAACGGCCCCGGATTCGATCGCGTCGCGGACGGGGGCGACAAGCCAGTTGTCGTGCAACCGGGCGACGATCCGCAGTCCGGTCTGGTCTTCACGGGCCGATTCGACGCGACCCAACGGCATCGGTCCGACAACCGGATGGTTGCCGTGGTTGAACATGAGGACCGGGGTGCGCTCACGCAGCGACTTGCGGAACGCGCCCTTGGCGATCTCCTCGTAGAACTTCCCTTCCCACGACGAGTCGATCAGGGTCCGCGAGTTGAACACCGCGGCGTACCCTTCGAGGGTGAGACCGTCACCGTCATCTTCTGCTCGTTCGACTTCGAACGGCACTTGACGTTCGAGCCAGTCGTCATGCATCAGCGTCGCTCCGTGGATTACCGGCGTGCGCTGAGCCGGGACGAATGTTCTAGACGGGGGTCGGTTGCGTCGACCCGGGAGGTTGCAGCTGCACCGAAGTCAAACCGGTGTGCGCCCCGTTGAGCGCGGCGAGGTCACCGGAAGTGACAGCGGCGATCACCCGATCAGGGTCGTAGCCGGCTTCGACCAGGGCCTTGATCGACTGGGTGTCGGCCTGGCGGGTCTTGGCTTCGTCGGCTTCGTCGTCACGCAGGAAGGCGATGTCGCGTGCGTCATACCAGAGCCGAGCGCCTGCCGGGACCGCAACTAGCGGGGCGAGCGACGCGGCGACGGACCGCCACAAGGGGCGCAGCGTCCCATCCGCGAAACGGCGGCGGGCCTGCGCATAGTTCGAATAAGTACTCGCCGCGAGTCCCTCCGACAGTCCGACGATCACCGGGGGAACACCAGCCGCCGCCGCTACGCGAGTCTCACCGGCCCCTTGAACTGCCCGGAATTCCATCTGCGCGAACGTGTTGCCGACGACGGTCACATCCGCGCCGCCACCCAGATAAAGCGTCTTGTAAGCGTTCTGGATGCCGGCCGACCCGGCGTCCATGATCTCGGCGAACTGTTCGACTTTCTCCGGGGTGATCGCCGGGTCCATCTTCACCACGAGGTTCGGTGTCGCGGCGTGACGGAAGAACCGGGCCCGATGGTCGGTCATCAGATCATCCGCGTCGACCTCACGGACGACCGGCGTCAACCAAGACATGCCTTTCCACGAGGCGAGCGGATCGGGAATCGGGGAGTAGTGCGCCACCTCACCCGGAAGCAACGTCACCGGTGTGTGCTGTGATCCGGGGCCGCCCGGGTGGTAGACGTAGCCGATCAGCTCGGCGTCCAGATCCATCGACGGGTCTTCGGCCGCCTCGTTCGGGGAGCCGTGGACGATCGTCACCCAATCAGGCCGCATCCGCCGCAACGTGTCGTTACGGACCGTCCAGAACGAGTTACCCGCCAGCGAAGCGTCCTGCTCGAGCCGGGCCAGCAGCTCCCCGGTGGTGCCGTTCGGCCACGGCTGCTCGAGACGGGCGAGCGCTGCCGTACCGAACAAGTCGGTAGGGCGCCCCGCCTCGAGCCGCTGATACTGGAAACGCGCCTCGGAGAACACGAGGAGCCGGGCGAGGATGCACGCCCAGACGATCCCGTTCGTCTTGTAGGCGCCTTCGACGAGTGCCGAGTAAGACCCGCTGACGCGTTCGCCGCTTTGCGAGCCGTAGGTGGTCGTCGGGTAGTACGTGTTGCCCTGAAACGTGAACGACTCACCGAGCCACTGGAGGTAGTCGGTCAGCGTGTACCGCTTCTCGTCGCGGTGGGTGAGACGATCGATGATTCGCATCTACACCTCTGCGAAGAACAAGACGCCCGCCACGATGAGCGCCACACCCGCGGTGATCACACCAGCGGCGATGCTCACGAGCAAAGCCCCAAGCGTGACGAAGGCGAGGCCGAACCCGATGAAGATGCCGAGCGCCGTTTTCTGCGTCACGGATGCTCCTAACGGCGAAACGCGAACGGCTCGGGTGGTGTCTCCGGCTCGGGCATGATCATCGCCGCCTGGAACGCGAGGACTGCGGCGACGGAAGCGTCGATCTTCTGGGAGCCGGCCTTGACGAACACGAACTTGGAACGTCCGTCGTCTTCCGGGTCGTTCACTCGCACCTTGCGGCGCGCAGTGGCGGCAAGGTGACGGGTCAGCAGCTCGGAGCCGTCGTGCGACACGGTGCCCTCGCGAACTGCGGTGGTGAACCGGTCACAGGAGGGAGCGAACCGCACGGTGCTGTTCGTGGACAGCTCGACGACGCGTTCCTCGCCGTAGAGGCGTGCCCATTCCTCGATCTCGGAGAGCCAGAGCGGCGGGTCGCAGAGCAGCATCCCGACCGTGTACCGGGCGAACACGTCAGCGAGGGTGTCGTGCACCTCGGAGCGTGGAACCCGCCAGTCTCGGGATTGGCCCGGTGGGCGTTCCCATGCGGCGATCTCGAACAGGAACCCGTCGCGGGTGCAACCCCACAGCACCGTGGCGTCGTCGCTGATCGACCCGTCGAAGCCGAGGCCGATGAACTCGCCGGGTTCGACCAGCCGGTCGACCGCGAGGGACTGCCATTGGCGCATGTCGACGGCCCGGTCGTTGCCGGTCGCCGGCCGGTTCAGGTAGAAGCGGGTCGCGTCGGACGGGTCCGTGGCCGGGTCGTTGCATTCCTGCACCAACCGGTCGAGGTCGACCCAACGCACCGAGTCGCCATACGCGACGGCAAGAGCATCACGGAGCTCGTCGGTGCGGGAGAAGTCGTCCACGACCGGGGCTTCCCGGAAGTCGTAGAGCATCCCCGGGGAACCCTTCTCGTACGCCCGGAACGACTGCTCGGCGACCGAACCGTCGCCGACGACATGGGCGTTGGGGATCTCGAGGGTGCGGCCACCCATCTTCGCGACGTTGCGCCGGATCGTCGCGGCGAGTCGCACACCACCGTTCGTGCGGCCCCATGATTCGGTCTGATCCAGCACCGCGAACGTCAACGGCTGGCCCTCACGGGATCCGCTCGAGGACGTGACCGGCTCGACCCGCCCACCACGGCCTTTCAGGTAGACGCGGGTCAGGCCGGCGTCGATGCCGTACCGGTCGATCGCAGCGGAGTCGCGCAGCATCTCCAAGAGAGCGACGTAGGTGTTATCCGTCTGGTCTTCGGACACCGCGGCGATCTGGATCCACGGGGCAGGATGGACACGGCCAAGAGGTTCGCCGTCGTCGTCCCAGCCAGCGAAACGGGCCGGGCCAACCAGCTCGCAGTAGACGAGGAACGCCGCGAAGGGGCTCTTGCCCCATCCCTTGGGCCGGCGCAGGCACGCCCGTCGGAACAAGAACCGGCCCTGCTCGTCGACCGCGTACCACCGCAGCGTGAAGTCGGCTTGCTCGTCGGTGAGGACGAGGGGCGTGCCGTAGAACTCCCCCGACGGGACGCGGAGGTCGTCGGCGAGTGGCAGCAGCTCCCACCCGAGGGACTTCAGCACCTACACCACGGGCTTCAGGTGCCCGTACCGTTCCCGGCCCTTACCTCTCGCCGAAGTGGTGGACTCGGGCTCGACGTCGACGATTCGCCACCGCAGTTGGAGCATGGCCTTCGGGTTCAGGCCGTGGCGGTCTTCGATCTGGCGCATCTCGGAGAGCTCGGCTCCGGTCGACTCACCCCGCCAGAACCGGTCGTGCATCGCGGCGAGACGCTGCATCTCCGGATCGTCGCGACGCCACTGCGTCGACTGTGGAGTCGCCCACAGGCTCGCCCACCACACTCGCGTCTGCTTCAGCCATGCGCGGCCCTTCGGAGCACGCGGCAGGGGAGGCGCAGAGTCCGGGTTGCCGGCAGCGGGCAGATTCGTCCAGGTGAACTGCGGCGCGTGGCGTGTGACCCGTTCGTCGTCCGGCTTCGGAGCGGGACCCATTCCAGCCATGAAAGCCCCCTAATCGGACATCTCAGACGTGCACACACTGCGAGCGACC